TCTCTCAAATTTTTTCCATTTGGGCTGCTTCCGTCAATCGCTCCAGATTCCCCAACAACCTTCATTCGCTGCATAAGAGTTACTTTCTTTTGCGATCTATCGCTGCCTTCTGCAATAAGATGTAATTGATAGTTGACTCTGAAATTTGTGCCGTTTGCGATTGGACTGTGACACCCAAACGCTGCAGAATTAGAAGGGGTGTAAGCATGGCAAAAAAGTTCATTAGGCTCAAGACCTTCTGGATTTTCAACACCAAAAGCATCATCATTCCCGCCTACTCCTGGATCGCCAGAATCAAGAGAGCTTCGCGTCCCATACTGCTTGTCACTGCCTTTGATGCGGAAATTTCCTGAAAAAGATGCCTTGTGCCAGTAAAAAGCAAAATTATCCTTGAAAATTGCGTCAAGCGGATTGTTGCCTAAAAAGATTCCTTCAAGTTCTGGCTTGTCAATGCCAAAATTATTGACGCCTTGCTCGCCAACAACAAACATCAGTTTGGCTCTTTGCGACGTTCCATGGCTGAACATCCGCGACCAAATCAGCTTTGGTGTGACCAGCATTCCGCCAATATCGCTCTTATACATCCCAAAGATTATGGGAACAGGCGAGGCATAATCTGCAAGCTCTGCAAGCGTTTCAAAGCCGCGTGAAGGCGTAAAACGATTGGCTCCTGTAATGCTGCCAAGATCTTTAACACTGCTGCCTTGAGCGCGTGGCATCTTTGGCTTTGGGGTCAGCAGATATGAAATACCAGTTAGAGTTAAACCAATCGCCAAATTGGTAAGAACTACTGTGGTTGCGCTTTTTGCTGCCGCTCCACCTCCTAAATACGCTGAAGCAATTACAGCACCAGACGTGACAAGCACATTCTGAATATCAGGAATATGGTCATACGCTGCTGGCCTTACCGCTCCACGCCTCCTAACCTCAGCTGTAAATGCTCGATACTCTTCCTCAGTTACTCCAATCGTTGCAATTAGCTGCCTTTCGTACGGAAGCAGTGGTACGTTGTAAATGCTTGGACCAATGACCACTGCACTTTTTGTGTCATCGGGCCGATATAGAGAATCCCTTTTTGCCATGTGACTGCGAATGTCCAGGATTGCTGCGGTAGCAGCAGAATGTCCCCATCATACGCAGGCTTTTCAACTCGCAAACCCCACCGCATTAAATCCCGGCACACTTCCCACTTGCTTGCCTCATACCAGTTCTGCTTAAACGGTGGCGCGTCAATACCCATCCGCTCCAATGCCTGATAGCAAAGATGGATGCAGTCAATGTGGCCGTCACTGCCGTCAGCACCAAGCCGATACGGCATTCCAATTAGATCACTGCAATCGGACATTATTTGCAACCGGCAAATTGCCAACAAGTTTTTTGGTCAAAGCACGCCTTGGGATGTCCGTTCCAACAGCATCTAGCACTGAGCTGAGTTGTAGATTCAAAGATACGTTGTCCCAAGTACCGCCTGTAATTTGACCGGTGTAGTTATGCACACTTCTATGTACGCCACTAGATGAATTAGTTGAGTCTACAATTAAAACTTCGACCTGAACAACATAATGATCTCTAATTGCTAAGACTGCCCATCCGCGAGACAAATCATTGTTCGGGAAGACAAGATCAGCTTCCATGCCGTCCCCTGTACGGTTTACGGTCACACCAGAAAAACCAAACGGCACAAACCCATAGGAATTAGTTCCACTCTCATTAGTGTATGTCATATCTTGATTAATAAAAAAGTTCTGGAAGCGAAACTGCACGAACAACCCTTGAGTGCTGCTATTTGTTGACTCCCGTAAGGCATTGATCGTTACGACATGCCCTAAAGCGTATTGACCCGTAATTTCTTCGCTCATATCCCAATCCTCTTACGTGTACTGCCACTCATTTGTAAACGCTTCAGTGTTTGCTGTTCACCTTGTTTAGCACCTTGCTGTGCAGCCTGCTGCATTCCATTCTGGAACTGATCAGCAGTCACGTAATCGACGCTATTGATTCTCTCCACTGTGTAGCGAACATCAATAGCTGATGGGGTGCTAGCAAGTTCTGAGGCATTTTCTTGGGCTTGAGCTTCAGCACCTCCACCTGAAAGGCTGCCTCGACGCGAATAGCGAGTCATTGCATTTCTTGCGATATCACTTTGATTGACTTCAACACCAAGGCGACCACTTGGACCTCTTTTGAGAGGCATGACTGCCTCTGGCCCAGCTTCTCCCATGACACCTGTGCCATTTGTCATTGGGAAAATAGTTGGTTGATTTACAACACCTCCTTTTGCATAAGGAACAACCTTTCCTTGGTTGATTACGCCGCCATTGGCGAGACCTAATCCAGGGAAAATTCCTTTCAATGCTTGGAATAGTGCAAACTTAATAAACACCTTCGACAAGTCAGATAGTATTGATGCTGCAAATGCCTTGAAGTTAGCCTTGCCTGTAGTGACAAATTGATGCAATATATCTCCCATGCCTTGAAATGCGTTTGCTCCTATTTCGCCTAGATTTCCATACAAGTCACCCATGTCCTTAATTCCAGCCGTGAAACTTTCTTTAAAAGTTTCAAAATTAGTTTTTGCTTTTGCGCTAGGATCGTCTGTTACACCTTGGACGCCATCCTGAGTTTCCTCCCCAAGTTCTATTCGCTTTTGCTTGATCAGCTCTATCTCTCTCTCAAGGTTAGCAATTGTTGCCTCCTCAAGGCCTCCTTTTGCAATTAGGGCCTGAAGATCGAGCAAGCGTTGCTGTAAAATCTTATCCCCTGCCGCAAATTGTTTATTTAGAGCGATAATTTGCTTGGCCTGAGAAGGCAGCAACCCTTCAGCAATCAATCGGTTGTACTCCTTGTCTGTCTCTAATTTTTCTTTGTTCTTGTCTACAAGATTGCGTACTCCAGCAAACGCCTTTTCAATAGCGTCTTTGCTTTGATTCTCTAGTTGAACCCTTTGAGTTTGTTGTTGAAGCCTAGTTGCCTCATCTTGTTGCTCTTGAATCGCTGCAACAGCTTCTTCGTTTTTGGCTTGTTTCTTGAGATTAGCAAACCTTAGTTCAAGAGCGGCACGATCATTGGCCTGCTTGTTTAATAGTTTTTCGACTTCATTTTGAGCCCTTAAAATACTAAGCGTCTCTCGTTGCTTTGTAACAAGAGCTGTTGCCGATTGAAGTAAACGCTGGGTGTTGTCTTTCTTACCTGTGCCTGAATCTCCGTCAGAACCGTCTGGTTCGAGTGGGTCGTACTTAAAATCTTCATCGCTTTCTGGCTTAGAAGTTTTCCTTACCCGCGTAACAAAAGCAAGCTGTTTTTGAAGCCTTATTAGCTCTTTTTCTGCTTTTCTTCTTCTCCTGTCAGCTGCCTTCTGAGTTCTTGCGTCGGAAGATTTGTCAGCAGGGTTATCCTCGATAATACTTTCTTGCTTGCCTATTCGTCGTTTTAGTGTTGAAATTGCCTCTGATTTTTGAGACGCAGTTGCTCCCTCCTCGCCTCCAACCTTTGCAATTCTATCCATTTCTTCTCTTTGCCCTTTTAATGCTCGGGTGATTGCATATATACCCGCAACGATCCCACCTACTACTATGGCGCCAGCGAAAATTGGATTTAAAGCCAGCACCCCAGTGAACGCTGCAGTTACAGTCGTTGCGGCTTTTATCGCAGCTACTATCGCAATAACGCCTTTCGCGATTAAGCCAAGCACACCTCCTGCGACTATTCCAGCTAACGCTACTACTACGATGTCAAGATTCTCGGCAACAGGAATTAAAGCTTTTGCCAGTGCCTCAGAAGCACTTATGACCTTTGGCGTTATTTCAGTGATGAATTTTCCGAATATATCTTGGAACTGTGCGCCCACCTCCATCAAGGCATTGCCTACCCCTAGTTTCATATCGTCGAAAGCAACAGTTAACCGTGCCCCTGCCTCTTCGTTTGAGCTTGCAATTTGTTTAGCAGTGCCATCAAATTCTTCTCCCAATGCTTCTATAAATGTCATCAATTCATTGAGTCCAACCGTGCCGGCTTTAAGGTTCTTTTGAAGCTCAGGCAATGTCATCTTGTTCGCCTTAGCGAACATTGTCACAGCCCCCGGGAGTCGTTCGCCGAGTTGCCCTGAAAGTTCTTCGGCACTTACCTTGCCTTTTGAGAACACTTGTACCATCGCAGTGATGGCGCCTCGCACGTCCTCCGTCGAACCACCAGTAGCTTTAATTGCTGCCGTTACGTTTTTGAATGTTTTTGCAGCGTCCCCGACTGGACCTCCGGCTCCAGTTACAGCTGCCGTTAATCGTGTAATACCAGCCACAGCCGCACCTTGAGGCACGTTGTAATCTCTAGTTGCTTGAGCGGCAGCATCTAATGCTGCTTTAAAGTTTGACTGACTCAGTGATGCATTGTTTTCAACTTCAGTAACGCCTTCTAAAGCAATTCTCAGCTTGCCGATTTCAGCTGCATATTCAGCCGAAGCAGCTAATGCTTTTCTTATACCACCAACCTGAGCACCAATCGCAGCACCTGCGAATGCACCTTCAACTCCACCAAACGCACCTAATGCACCACCAATCGCACCTTCAGGTCCACCAAAAATTCCGCCTGAAATAATTGCGCCAGCGGTTTGAGTCGCCCTACGAGCGCCTGCACCTCTTTTGGGGGCCGCACCTCCACCTTTAGCCATCTGAGCATCAAGCTTTTTGATGTCAGCGGTCAGTTTGTTAAATGCCTTGCCACCAATCTTTGCTTCGTCACGCAAGGCTTGCAAAGCATTACGTTGTGCATTGATATTTGAAACGCTTTTCGTACTAGCTTGACCCTGAGCAAGTATCTCTTTGCGCAAGCCCATGATTCTGGGTCGAGCGCCTTTTGCCGCATTATCAAGTTGCTTAAGACTATTTTTTACCTTGTCAATAACTGCCTGACTGCCAGCGTCCTTAAACTTGAGCTGTATTACAAGTGGTTCAATTTTTGACATCAGAGCGTTTCCTCAGTTCGGTTAGGGCTGTTGCTTCCAAAACTTGGATGCGCTCGAGCACGTCGCGGCGATCTCCCACATTGTATAGGTCAAACAAGCCTCCGGAACACAGCAATACCTCGTATTTCAACCCAATACAACCTGACATTGAGACTGTCCACTGGGTCTGCATGCGCAAAAACATCATGACAGCATCCCAGTTCTCTTCCCATACCTCAAAATCCACATCTTCAGGCTCTTCACTGCTTTGAGGCAGCTTTAATCCAAAGACTGCAGCGTCATCATTAGTTTTATCCTCTACTTGCTTGCCGCCACTAACCCAATAGATGGCGGCCTTCTTTAGTTTCCCGATTCTGCATCCGCATAAGTTTTGGTGTAACTAGCCAAGACAGCCTTCAACCAATCAACGTCATCAGCAAACAGTGCAAGCTCATCTGACGAGAAAGGAATAGGCTTGCCATCTTCATCCTCTATACCTTCCCAGCCAACGAGAACTTTTTTTACTAGAGGCAATCCAGAGTCATCTCCCATCTTTTCAATTTCAGAAATCTTGACTCTTTTGAATACCGCAGTAAATTCAAATGTGTCAAATTCACCAGGGCGATCAGAACTAGGCTCCTGAACTTCAACAGGCCACTTAAAAGTTTTGACCTTTTTGCGAACAAATGCCATTAGGTAATCGTATAAGCCTGTTCAGCATACACAAAAAAAGGGAGCCCGCCAAGGCTCCCTTCACCCCAGATCTAAAGTCTAGGTGTAGACAAGCTCTACTTCATCATTTCCAGTCGTACTTGGAACAGCTGTAAAGGGAATCTCCAGCATCGCAATACCATCAAGGTCTCCGTAAGAGACATCAGCGATATCGGCTCGCGCAGAGTCGACTTTTACAATGTTCCCAGCAGCAGTGCCGTGAGTGAACTCGATAATCCCCAAGCTGTCTGCTAGGGCAGTAGCAAAATAATCCTTGGTTGCCAAAGCAACTGCCTCAATCGTGAGGTTGCCTGTTACGTTCCTGTTGGTCAGAAGCACTTCACCAGTGCCACCGACAAGCTCTCGATAGACAATCTCATTGCCAATCTCAAGCGAATAATTTGACAACTTGGCAGTTGTCAATCCCATCACGTTGAGGCCAGTAGTGTTGCCTTTCTTGAAAATTAGAGGCGAGGCTTGTGCAGCGTAAGTTACTGAAGGCTGAGCACTGTCATCTGGAGCAACGTAAATTCCAGTCATCGTAAAATCGATGGTTGGAATCTCACCTACGTCACCAGTAATAGTGAAAGTTCCCCTTGCACCAGTTACCTTGTGCCGAACTCCATCCAGGTTGTAATGAATGGTGACCGAATCAAAGTTGGCGCTAACAGGGTCATATGTGACACTGGTGCCAGCAGCAATTGTTTCGCTAAAGCCACAAGCTTTTAGCGCTTTGCCGTAACGAGGGGCGGTTCCAGCTGTGCCGGAACCGGCAAGCTCAACACTGAAAGTACATTCAACGCGAGTGTTAGCCAATAACTGCTCAGATGCGCCCAAATACGGACGGATCAAGTCACGACTGACAATGTCGCTTTGAAGAGGAACGATGCTCAGATCGCGAACCAGTACGGCGTCTGCACCATCAGGACTAGCGTCAGTCCCGTACGTGCTTTCCTCCTCGATCAGAATCAGGCGTTTGCGTGTTAGCAGTGCCATCGGTTTGTTCCTGAGATGAAGTTGATGAAGACGGTCGCCGAATCAGAGTGCGCTCGCCGGTTTCTGGATCCAGCAGGTAAGTGCCGCCTTCTCCAGTACGTTCAGTAGTCATATTAAATGCAAAGGGGTGTTAGGTTCACGGTAGCGCTAGGAAGTTACTGCGTCAGATCGTCGACTTCTGTTCTGTATCGAATCTCGTACTCGTTTGAGATGATGCCTAATGGCTGGTCTGCCTCAATGAATTCAAATTCGGTCCTGAAAGGCCTTACGTCAATGGCATATCCGCCAACAGTCAAGTCGGACATGATCTTGCTGTGAAGAGACTCGACAGTGTCATCAGCGGCTTGATCAGGCACAGCTGCGATCTCAATCACTGAAATCCGAACTCGCAAAGTCCAATCCAGAGTCGGAAGGCTTGTATTTTGCTCAGCGTCATCTTTTATTGGTTCAATGACAATCGCTGGAGATTCGCCACGACTAAGAGGCTCGACGCGACTTCTATAAATCCTGGAGCCAACCCCGCTGGTGTTCGCCAGAGTCGTTTTGATGGTTGCAAGGATGTTTTCCCGCTTAGTGGTCATGACTCAGCATTCATCAAGTCTTCATCAACATTATGCGCATGATCTTGCCATCATCTAGCAGCATCGGCTCTCTAACGGTGTAAGCGACCCCGTCTACGGTCATTGAATCATTGCTTACAACGGCTGAAAAATCAGAAGTCTTGACCACGACTGCATAATCAGTTGTCAGCACTACGCCATCAGCAATAATTTCGTTTGGCGACTCAAAATATCCAACTCCAGTCGTTGCGCCAAAAACTACTGGCACCGTAAAACCCGGAGTATCGAAAAAGGCGTCGAGGTCCTCTTGGAAATTAAGTGCCATATAAAAATGCCCCTGGATTTCCAGGGGCGAGAGTCAGGATCAGTTGTACTTCTTGCGTCCCAATGCAGTCACGCTTACAGCGCCTGCACCTGTGCCACCAGCAACAGTGATGACAGCACGGGCATAACGCTTGATCTCATCGGTGTTAACGGTGAGAGTTTCGACGAGAGCTGTGTTGGCAGTTGTCGTAGTGAAAGCAGCATCGGTCACATCAGCAAAAGTGCTGTTGTCAGCCGAAT